CGCTCTTCAATGACGCATCCGTTGAGGCAGACATAGCACCAGGAGAGGACGTGCGGGCGGCTGCCTTCTACCTTGTCAACTTCCCACTTGAGGCGCTTCCATTCGAGGGTCTGCATCTCTCCACAGTGCGGGCACGGGACATAGTAGCGACGCTTATCGCTCGATTCCATGGCGCGCTCGATGCGGGAAAAGTTCTTGATACCCGGCGTCGAGGCCATGGACTTGATGCGGTTCCAAAAAGTGGTAGTGCGCTTGTCAGCAATATCCGCCGGATCGCCCTCAGTGCCGGCGGAGTCTTCCCAGCGGTCCACTTCGTCAAGGCTCAAGACGCGGATCGGCATGGAGGCCAGGCCGGCGGGCGCGTTGGCACCGGCAATGATGAGGACGCCGCCGGGGAATTCTTTGTTGAGCAGCGTGTTGCCGGAGTCGCGTGAGCGCGGGGATGGGAAGAGAGTGCGCAGCACGGGCGTGTCACGGATCATTTTTGCGATACGGTTCTTTGAAAACTTTTCCGCCTCGCGTTCGGAGGTCTGCACACAGAGGATCGGGCTGGGTTCCCAATGTGCGTAGTAGCCGATGGCGTTGAGCTGTATCTGACTCTTGCCGGTTTGCGCGGCCATCATCATGACGACGGTTTCTACGTCAGGATCGGTGAAGGCGTCTTGAATGCCGCGCTGGTATTCGGCGAAGTCGGTACGGAATTTGCCGGGGAAGGCACCGGACTCCTTGGGGATGTAGGCGTAACGGTCTGCCCACTCGGACAGGGAGAGCTTGGGCGGAGGCGCAAACATGCGGTGCGCCTTGCGGAAGGATCGGCCCAGGTAATCCCAACCCTCGGCGGAGGTGATGTAGGGGCGGCGGGCGGTGCTCATACAGCATCCTCCCCGCAATGCAATGAGGTCAAAACATACTGGCAGTCCCGCGCGGTCAGTCCACGTCTGAAATCTACGTGGATGGAATTGACACCAACCGCTGGCGGCATAGGGTTATCGTCCAACGCCACGTGATGATGCGTGGGGTTTTGCTCCAACCAATCACGTATTTCGGACACGCGGCAACCGTCCAGACGCTTAGGGGTTGTACCTACAATGCAGGTGGGATCAATGCCAGCGGCTGCAAGAATCGCGCGCAATTCCGGCAGGGGCCGATTCTCTCTCCACGAACTGCTGATAACCAGATTGGCATCCGGGACAGCTTTCAGTAGCTCTTGCAGATTTTCGCACGCTTGCCGACTCCATTCCCTTTGCGCGCGCGGATTCGGGCGGACGCGCAATACGCCGTCAAAGTCGAGGAAAATAATCCGCTGGTAAGCTTTAGGCGTTTCAGGGACGATCATTCTTCCGCGTCCTCCGGCTGGGCGGTGCGGGCCTCACGCACGGCGTCGATGGAGGCACAGTTGCTCAGAACGTCATTGCAGTACCGCTCAAGGATTGTGTTGATGCGCTTGCGGTCGTCAATGCCGATGAGCTGAGGGGCCAGGGATGAGGGCAGGGCAAGGATGCGGGTCTGGATGGACTTGTTCGCGCCAACCAGGACACGCTCAACGTCCGCGATGGAGGCGACCTCGCCGCGCTCGCGGGCAAGTTGAAGCTCTTTTAGGTCCGCTTCGGCCTTGGTTTTACGCAAAATAGCCTGGTCGAACGTCTCTTGAGGCTCTTCAGAGCCATCTGGGCCGATTTCAGGGCGGCGATTTCCGCCATTTCCGCGTTTTTCGTCCATCTGAAACGCCACGTACCACTGCAAAGTGGTAGGCCAATCGAGCAACCGCCCGCGCGGATCGGACTTGGCCGGTAAGCCTTTGTCTTTGATCCAGTTACGGACCTGCCGGTCGGTGACTCCAAGCAGCTCCGCAACGTCCGAAACGGGCAACGCGGAGTAGTTTTTCGGGTTTTCGTCTTTCGGCATAGGCGCGGAAACGGAAATGGGGTTAAAAAAGTCTGGCGCTAGGGCACACGGGGACTGGCGCGTCACCCTCAGCGCTCCCTAGCCAGGAAGTACCTTTGAGGGGCGGCGCTGCTGAGGCCCATCTGTTGATTGGGTCACATCGCGTTGATTATCAATGACTTGCTGTCGATAATCCTCCAATAGAGTTGGCGGCTGGCCCGTGTGGGAGCATGATCAATGGGATTGGCTTACGCCTCACAGCCCGCTTACTACGGGTTGGCATCTCCGGCCTGTCAAGCGCTGCACCGATTCTGCCAAGCTGTGCCCGATCCGCAACCGCCCTCTATCTCTGTCTTACCGTTGATTCGCGATAACGCGCCAATTCTCATTCACTTCGGCCCGTAATTGCGCAACGGTATCCGCCAAACGCTTTGTGGTGGTAGCCAACGCCTCTGCTTTCTTGATAGCTCGCGCAGTGGCCTCTTCTATTTCGTCAGCTACCCGTGTAAGTCGTTGAACTTGTTCTTGATACATCACTTTCCTTTCAGTTCATCCAGCCAATCGGCCCACGCTTGCAGCATCTCGGCGCGTTGCTTGGCGTATTGGGCGCGGTTGTACACACCACGCACGCCCTTGAGTTTGTGATTGAGCGCCTTCTCAATCACGTCGGTGTTGTACTCTTGCTCACTCAGGTTGGTGGCTGCTGTACGTCTCAGGTCATGCACTGTAAAGTGCTCAATCTTCACATGGATACGGCTCAGCGCACGGTTGAGTGTGCTGGCTGCAATCGGTGTGTGATCTGCACTGCGCATTGGGAACACAACGGTTGCGCGTGGATGCCGTGCGCGCTGTGCTCTCAGCAACTCCACAGCTTGCCGGCTCAATGGGATCACAAGCGGCGTGTCTGTCTTGCTGTGCGCTTCCGGCAACGCCCATTCCGCTTTATCCAAATCGAACTCATCCCAGCGCGCGCGCCTGGCCTCGCCTTTGCGCGTCAACGTCAACAGAATGAACCACAAAGCCGCCTTCAGATCGGGACGAATCCGAGCCACATCCAAGGCATTGACAAACACCGCGAGCTCTGGCGGTTTCAGTGATCGATTGCGCTCACTCATCTCCGCCACAAACTTGGCGGGGATCGCGGCCAGCGGATTCTTATCCGCAACACCGCGCACAAGCGCGTAATCCCACAATCTTTTCAGCAAGTTACGGATAGCCAGCGCGCTTTGCGGTTTGTCGTCTTCAACGCGCTTGAAGATCAGTTCCCGCACATCGTCCGTGTGGATCGAGCCGATTGCCCGGTTGCCGATCACCGGATACACGTCTCGCTCCAAATACCGGCGCATCGGCGCAACATCCCGCCGGCGGCGCTGTACATGGCCGGTCAAATACTTCTCACCGAACGCTTTAACGGTTTCGCCGCGCTCTTCCGCAAGTTTCTCTTTGCGGCGCTGTTCGGCTGGAGACGTTCCGGCAGAGATGGCCGACAAAAGCACGTCGCGCCGCTGTCGTGCGTCCGCAGGGCTGAGAGCAGGGAAACGGCCCAGGTTGATCTTCCCAGGCCGTCCACGGAGTCTGTAGCGCAAGCGCCAGCTTTTCAAACCACTTGGCTGGACTTCCAAGCCCAGGCCGCCGCCGTCACTGACCATGTACCGATCCTGTTTTGGCTCAAGTGCGCGAATCTTGGCCACTGACAACCCTGTTTTTCTGCCCATGTACCCAATTGCGCACCCAAACCCGAAAACCGCGCAAGAAAGCCTTTGTTTTCTAACGCTGTCCATTTCTAGGTAGAGAAAATTCCCGTTTCAGGTCAATTGCGGCTCGGTTAGACTGAAAACAGCGGTCCCGTAGCTCAATGGATAGAGCATCAGCCTTCTAAGCTGAGGGTTGTTGGTTCGAGCCCAACCGGGATCACCACGCCCAAAAGAAAAGGCCCAGCCGGAGCCGAGCCTGTTGCTGAGTTGGTTGGACGCTATGGGATGAGGCGGTCAACCATGGCGATTCGCTCCCCAATCCAGCGCATCACCGGCACGGCCATGCTGTTTCCCAGTGCTTTGTAGCGCGGTCCATCTGCTGTCTTGGGAGAAATCAGCGTGTAGTCATCGGGAAAACCTTGCAGCCGTTCACACTCGCGCGGTGTGAGACGGCGCACGGCATCATGCTGAACAATTCCGTTGTGACGCCTCGACCCGTTGTTACTGTCAAGGGTTGCGTGGGCCTCAACCTCACGCACACCGCTTTGGCTGGATTGGAATGCAACTGCCTGGGGCACGGTGCGGGCTTCGAGCGTGAACGCTATCCCATCCTCACGGATACCAATGCCATCCGGCCCGGCGTCTGGATTCTCGCAGATTGCACGTTCCTGGATTGCCACCGGCACGAGCATTGAATGGCCGTGATTGGCGTCCTGTCCGCTGCAACCTTGAAGCCTTCCATAGCTGGCATCGAGCGTGGTAGTGATGAAAGTCTCGCTCTCAAAATCCATCCGGCCGGAAGCGGTGCCACACGCATTAAGCGCCGTTGCAACTTCGATAGGGCCGGAAGTGTTATTGCCACCGAACGCAATCAATCCTCCGTCGAGGTCGAAGTCCGTCCCGAGGCCGCCACCGCCTTTAGTGCGTGCGCTAATCGTAGGGGCAACGTCTTTCCGCGTTTCTCTGCGCGGCGGAGTATCCCCTGACATGCTTTGGCGCTCAAATAGAACCGTTGCGGCACGTCTCCAGTCTCCAAGATGTCCGACAACGAAGACGCGACGGCGGCGCTGGGGAACTCCAAGGTATTGAGCGTCCAGAGTTCGGTAGGCGAACCCATACCCGAGTTCTTGAAGTCCGGCCAGGAGACAGGCGAAAGCGTGTGCTTCGTCTGCGTATACGTCTTGCCAGATTCTCCCCCCCCCGTCTCCGTCAGCGCGCAATGGATCACGATGGGTAACTGTGTGGGAAGTTGAGGAATACACTCCGGGCACGTTCTCCCATACCAGCCACCTGGGCCGCAATCGCTGAGCCAGTCTAAGAAATTCAAGTGTGAGGTTGCCGCGCTCTCCGCCCAGGCCT